TCCTGCACCCACTTCTATACGACTACCAGCATTGATACCAGCAATTTCCAACTGGTTACGGTTGGTAGCTTGATTCTCAAGCAAACGAGCCGAGTTAGTAAGTTCAGAAATACCACGAGTATTAGTACGTTCCGCAACATTCTTACCAGCACTGCCATTCAAGAAGGCTAGCATAGGTTCTGTTTGAGCAATCTTCTCAGGATCACCACTCTTTATGTTGTCAAGGTGACTACGCAAGATGGTGTTACTCAAAGTGTTATACTGAGCATCTCCAAGACGTGTACGCAATTCTTCACGTTGGGCATCCAGAGAATCAGGAGCTAGTGCTGCCTTGTGGCTTAGATCAATACCAGCAGAAGCATTTGAAATACTCTTAGAGTTGTTACCAAGATCAAGTCCAGTGTTAGTCAAACCTTGTTGAGCTAGCAATAGAGGATTCATCTGAACAGCTTGGGCATTCTTCAAAGCACCTTGAGTAACCTCATTCTGATTACTCTTGTATGCTTGGTCACGAAACTGAGAGGCAAGGTCTTGGTTCTGCTGTCCTTGCATGTAGGACATTGGATTCCAAGCACCATACAGACTATTGAGGTCTGCTTGTGAGGGGAGATTAGCGGAATCCATCATAATTAGTATTGATCGTAAAGATCAGTTCCAGTAGGTTGATTGTATGGAGCAGTATCTAAAGCACCTGTTGTATAGTCTTGATAATTGCCACTATAGTTGGCATAAGGACTTTCATTCATAGGCTGTTGTGTAGTGCCCTGATAAGGGTCTTCTGAAGGACTTCCTGTGGTATAGCCAGAGAAATCTCCACCCCCGCCGTAAGGCGAATCTACCATTGGTTGATTAGTTACTCCACCACCATTCCACGACGGGAACATACTCCCTAGAGCACTGCTAGCACGTTGGACATAGGGTTGAGCCATGCTGGAAATACCTTGGTTCAGGGCAGGAAGTAGTCCTGACTTTTCACCTAGGTTGAACAAGCTACCTAACTGTTGACCTTGTACCTGAGCTTGTCCAGTTGCAGCATTAACCCGTTGTGTATTGGCATTGGAACGGGCTGTGTTATATGCCTGAGCCATTGTAGCTTGTTGTTGGGCATACTGGCTACCCTTGTCTGCTAGCATAGCTTGAAGCTGTACAGCACGAGGACCATACTGACTATTACGACCAGAGGCAGCATCCTTACGAGCAAGAGTCTGAGCCATCTGGGTAGCGTAGGAACTGTTAGGACCGTACATGTCTGCCAAGGTAGGCATGTTGTCCATTTGACTACGCAGGGTGTTGGCTTGACTCTCTGCATCAGAAGCAGAGGCTCCATAGGTATCTGCTACCTTGTTACCATTGATGTAGGCACCCAAAGCACCTCCAAGAGCACCTGCTGTACCATAGTCAGGCTGCTTCAGCGTCTGAAGATGGCTGAGTATCTGTTGCACTATGTTTGTATTGTCTGCCATATTATTTCCTTATAGAGCCGGACTTGCCCATAAATTGTCCTAGGGATTTACCAAACATCCCGCCTAAGGGACCACCTATAGATTGACCAGCGAACTGACCAGCAAGACCGCCAAGGGATGGAGCAATGTTCTTACCCGAAGCATAATCAGCACCAATACCGGCCATGTTAGCCATTGGTCCTGTTACACCATTCTTAGCTAAACCACCTGTAAGGGCAGCACCATAGTTACCATTGTACATGTTAGCAAGAGCACCTGCATAGCCGGGCAAGCCTTGAGCACCTGTGGCAATAGCCCTACCTACATCCTTATTAGGATCGGCTTGGTAGCCTTTGTAGGCACCATACAAACCCATACCTAGACGAGCAACGGGAGGCATCATAGCACCCGTAAAGGCGTTACCAACAGCATTTATACCATTGCTAACCATTCCCATACGGGTGTCACGTTGAGCAGGAGTTTCTTGATTAAAGAAATTCTCTTTGCTCATACCGGGGACAATACCCATCTTTTGAAACCAACTAGGTTCTTGTTGTGTTCCCATGTCGGGAGAAGACTGAACAAGTTGGTTTACACTGTCTGTAGCATTATACAACTGATCTTGTGTTTTAGCAAACTCTGGATTCTTTGCATTAAACATATCACTCAACTCTTTGAGCTTAGTGAACTGATCTGGAGGAGCAGCGGAAGCAACATTAAAGGATTCTGTTCCGGGAGTGTATGGAGATGTATTCTCTATAGTCCCGTTGCTGCCCATGTTGCCCTTGTATTGCGAATCTACAGGAGTATTAGGATCAAAGCCGGAGTAACGTCCACCCCAAGCGGAAGAATCATTTCCAGTAGAGTCACTTCCTCCATAGCTATTATTACCAGAATCTGGAGTTTGATTTTCACTCATTTGTAGTTCCCCGCGTTATACTACTACCCCTGTTTAAGCTACTCCGATTTCGCCTTCAGCCTGCATAGTCAGTGAAGTTGCAGCACCAGCACCACCAACCAAAAAGTCCGCAGTATCCAAGCGGAGTTGCCCATACCAATCTACATAACTATTAGCAGCAATAGATGTACCTAAACCCAAGAATTCAGTACCAGCAACGTTACCGCCTGTAGCACCAATATAAAGAGAGAGAGTTACAGCACCGGCTGTTTTATTGACAATACGGATGTGACGAAGAATCACGTATGTTGCTGTATTTGTACCAGCCAAGCCAGTACCACCCGAAACAGTGGGAGGATTGATAATATTAGTGGTGGTAACGTTACTAAGAGCAACAGGACCCATGCGAATGATTTTATTAGCAGCCATTTTATAATTTTCCTATAAAGGTATAAAGAATAGGGTTATCCCATAGGAATAACAAAAGAAGAAAGATACTAAAGTATCTCGGATAAAGCAGTAACAGTTGAAAAAGTTGCAACTGAGTGGGCTGTATTTTGATAAAAGGATTGAGTTTGGTCAGCCCCTGTACCTACACTCACAGTCCCTCCTGTACCACTTCCTGGTGTTAAAGTTAGTGTAGGAGCAGCCCTCTTGGTAACTTTGTATGGATAGGTTACAAAGACAGTAAGAGCAGAGTTGAGTAGAAAACTACATACCTCATAGTATCTTTGACATAAAGACAACTCTAAGGCATATGGATGTTGTTCATATGGAGTTGATACAGTTCCTACTTCAAACTGAATTCCAGTTATGTAGAAAGTGTTTCCATTAGTATTTATCCATGTAGTAATCGCAGTAGTAGATGCATTAGAATTGGTTGCTTGCCAACTACCAATAGTAGCAGTTGTAAAGGTGGACCCAGTTGCAAGAGGGAAAACTATTTGAATTCCGGCAGTATTATCTGTAGCCCAAGTTCCAGTTGTATCTCCTGAAATTACTTGTGTAACTTTCTGCCAAACATTAGCAGATGCAATTGTATAATTAAATACTATACTTCGATTTAAAGCATTGTTTCTTAATTCATATGAATAAATCCCAGTAATACTAGACCTAACCCAAAATGATAATGTACACGTTACAGCATTTGCCGTACCATAATTTAAATCAGCAGTGTTATATCCCTCGATACAATGGATAATATCATAGAACTCTCCTGCTGCAATAGTTGCAGAGGTAGTTACAGTAGCCACTAAACTGTTTTTAAATCCTATTGGTGCTGTTGTAGATTGTCCCAAAGAAAATACAGCGGTTCCACTTTTAGATAACATAAATCTATCTGTGCTGTACAATCCAGAAGTATTAATAGGAGAACCTAAACTATTTCGTTGATCTATTAACATTGCACCGTTAATAATTTTGTTCCTAAATCCTGCTAGTTGTCCAGTGTTTACAGAAGCAAAGTTTGGATTAAAATTATCTGGGATGGTATAACTAAGAGACTCACTACCAATATCTAAATCATCAGTCGTTCCTTGAGTAAAATATGCAGCAGGTCCTTGTGGACCTTGGCCTCCTGTCGATCCATTAGTCCCTGAAGGTCCTTGTGGACCCTGTGATCCAGGATAAAAAAGAGGTTCATCTGCTTCAGGTGATTCTAGATAAACGGCAGGACCAACTGCACCTTGTGGTCCAGTATTACCTGTAACTCCAATAGACCCCTGTATCCCTTGAGGGCCAATTGGACCCGGTATCCCATCTTCTCCAGTTTCTCCATCCATAGCAAAGCCTATGGGTCCCTGTGGACCAGTGCTTCCGGGATTTCCAGAAGCGCCAGGAGTGCCTGGAATAGACATTCCATCTTCCCCATCAGACCCATCCACTCCAAACCCTTGGGGTCCTTGTGGTCCTGTTGTACCAGTAGTTCCTCTGGGTCCTTGTGGACCCAACAAAGGAATAGCTTCCTCTGCTTCATCTGCTTGTAAAAATATAGCAGGGCCTGCTAGACCTTGCAAACCTGTGGGGCCAATATTACCCTGAGGCCCAACTGGGCCAGGAATAGGTAGGCCATCTTCACCATCTGTTCCATCTACTCCAGGTGAGCCATATATATCTGGCAAAACGATTGCATAACCGGATGATGAGTATCCAGCAATAGCAACTCCCCATCCCGGAGGACCTTGTGGTCCAGGAAGGGCTATGCCATCTTCGCCTTGGTCACCTTCTAACCCAAATCCAATTGGGCCTTGGGGACCCGTTGGTCCCGGGTTACCGGGAGCACCTGGACTTCCGGGGATTGCTATTCCATCCTCCCCATCCGTGCCATCTACACCAAATCCCTGTGGTCCAGCAGGACCAGTAGCACCTGTGTTACCTTTGGGTCCTACTGGACCAGGAATAGGGAAGGAATCCTCCCCATCTAAACCATCAATTCCAGGCGCACCGGCATGTCCAGACCCACCCATACCCCCACCTGAAAGGGAGGTTTGTACAAAGGTATGTTCAGTAGCTGTTAAATGGTAATACTCGTTTGCAGCCCCACCCTGCATCCCTGTTAAAAGATTATGTGCCTTATTAGCAAGGTCAGCAATAGAACTTCCAGCTTTATTAACCAAATCCCACGAGATTGATCCAGAACTTGAAAGAAGTTTGTATAGTTGATTATACCAAGCAGTCCAAGCAAAGTCTCCACTGGCGGCTCGTGTGGGTGGTGGTGGTAGACCTCCTGCCATTACTGATTCCCTTTATTAATGTCAACCTCAAATGCTTCTAATCGAAGAAGGTATGGTTGGGAATAGTTAACCCGAAAAGCTCGTCTGCGAAAGCGTCCCAGTTGAGCAATGCAAGGAAAATCGTTGTCAAAAGACAAGTCACGATCTGTAATCCATGTTTTATAATCATCATCACTCCAAGACACTTGAAGAGTATTACCTACACCAGAGGTTGTAGGAACATCCCCAATCAAAGTAAACCTCGACATAAACTTTGCATTGAATGTATCAAAGTCATACTTAGGAGTAATGATTTGACACATGAAAGTGTCACCATGATCTGTGTGGTAATCTTCACTAATAGTGTAGATGTCACCATCAGTGGCATGTTGTATGTAGGCCATTCCATTAGGGCCATCTGTTCCCCACTTACCTACAAAAGCTAAAGCCCCTGTAGCACCAGAGTTCCAATAACTCCACATCTTAGTGTCAAAGTCGTAGACTAGAGTATTAGTCGTTAGATTAATGATGTATAGTTTGTGACCAGATACTCGTGTGCAATGGGCTGCTGCATTGACTAGGTTAGCCCCTTCTGCACGTAGTATACCACGAATAGCTGGAGTACCTACCTCATTTTCTTTAAAACCATCAATGGTCCAAATAGTGTGACCACCATTCCCCGTTTCACCAACCATGATGACTTCCTTCTCAGTCTGTACTACAGTTGCAGGAGCAGCCGTGCCAAACTGTTGAACAGCAGAATCATGTCGTGCTAGAGGTGAGCCAGAGGCTACACCAGCATCATAGAAATACTCAACAGAATTAGAACCAACAGCGTAAACATAGTTGTTATTTTTTGAAAGAGCAATGATCTTATCTGGATACATTTCAGCAGAAATAAAATCACCTGGAGTCCAAAGAGTAGGTTGATCGAGGTCTGAGTTGTAAATATCTTGTGTATTAGCCTTAGCAACAAACAAATAGCCATCTAAAAAGACAGGCATTGGGATATGTGGAGTAGGGAAATTACATATCCCACAAGTCCAAGTAACTGTGCCATCAACCACCGTAGCACCTACTGTGGTAGGCCAAGTGGGTTGGGCTACTGCCGTAGTGCCAGCCACAGTAGCTGTATAAATGTACCCATTAGCTGCTGTAGGCCGTCTACGAGCATTCAAAGCTATTGATGTTACTGTAGTCCAAACTGCTTCGGCTGTATCATCTATAGCTGTTCCTGCTGTTGTTGGGGTAGTAAAGACATAACCTTTAGTACCATCCAGCATCACCAAAGTAGCAGTTCCTGTGGAACTAACGTGTTCTGTAAAGCCACAGGGTCCAGTGGATGTGGTAATAGTCTGTAGGAAAGTTCCATTGGAATATACACTAGAACCTACCACAGAAATTACATAGCCTACACCAGAAACAACCCAATAATAACAACCACGACCTACTCCAGCAACTGTAGTATAAGCTAGAGCTAGTCCAGGTCTACTTTTAACAAATATGCGTTGGTTAGTGTTGTTAGGCGTTTCTACAACCTCAACCATCATATTAACCAGCTTGGCATCCTTGTTTAGTAAAGAGCCACTACGCTGTATGGGGTTGATTACAAAGTCAACTCGCTTTGTTTCATATGTTGAGACAGTAGGACTCTTACTATAAGCCATTTATTATTTCCAATCAGAACTTGGCATAAAAAACAAACTACCTTCTTCAGTACCAAAAGATAGGGCTTTCTCATGGAAGAACTCAGCAGTCTTTTGCAACTCCTGTCGGTCAAGAATGGGAGTGCCATACTCATAAGATAGACGCCAAGCAAGGCCATAAATCAAGGCCTCTGTCCAATAGGCAGGGAAGTCAAAGTCATCAATAGCTGATGTCATGTCCTCAAAAGGACGTTGATAAGTTAGCTGTAGGACAGTGTTAGAATCAATTGGAGTGGGCCAAACAGACAACGTACCAAAAGTAGAGAAGGGTTGGTAGAACACATTAACTGGTTCACCTGCAGCAGCGTTAACTGGCAAAAGATTGAAGTCGTAATGTGTTTTGATTTCCATTGGAACATTCACTGCTCCAGTGGATTCAACTCTAGCTGCTTGTAGCAATTTCAAAGGCATTGCTGTATTTACAGTTTGACCAACACCAATATTGTATGTTGCTTGGTTTGCTACAGTGGTTAAGGAATAATCCTTAATAGCCCACACTGGCATACCATCCACTTGAAACCCCTTAATCATGGCATTCAATGCTTCAGCAGCATTGGTTGTTTCATAAGTTGCCGGTGAACTTCCACCAGATAAAACTACTAGCTTTCGCATTGCTGAGTTAATTACAGCGTCACGTTTAAGTGACCAAATGGAAGTTCCTGATGTACTCATAGTGTTCCTACAGAGGCCAATTGCCCTTTAGTTTGTCAAGTTTGATTTGTCTATTCCATTGCCAAATAAACCACCAAGTTTGAAATCTTTTACTCACATTGGCCACCATATCCATGAAGGAGCTACAGAGTAGGTCAGTGTTACTCTATCCATAGGACCAACTGGAAAAGTTATTGGGCCTGTAGTACTAACATCTTGTCCATTCAATGCTATGTGAGTCACAGTTCCCCCAAATACAGATACCCAAGCGGGGGAACCATATGGATTATATTGATTGACCGTTGAAGCCGGAATTGTTGGAGAAGCTGCTGCCCTATTTCCATTATACCCAATATTATTTATAATTTGGTAATTTGATTGTGATGTAGTCGGAGACGCAATTCCATTTAGTAATGGAGAAGTCGCATTTCCTCGTAAATCATTATTACTTACTACAATTCCAGTAG